GGGGCACCGAAGTGCCCCCAACCCAGCATAATATAGTCTACTTCTCGCCGTAACCTGTCAAGTACTGAGCATACTCATGACAGGAATTCCAAGGTTCTTGATCTTCTTCATACCACACAACACCTACATTACACTCTTCTATATGTAATTTGTATGCTAGTGCGATATCTTCTTCAGTTGGTTGAATAAAGGGGAAAGGCCCTACGAGCATTTCCATCGTCTCTGTTTCAGCCACAACCGTAGAAGATGCGAACAAAAGTGCTCCGATGAGGAGAGATTTCATTTCTTTTCCTTTATTGACCGTGAAAGTTTACGCCTAACTTTTCCCACTGAGTGCGGGTCTTGCAAGAGTATGCCATACGATCAGAGAAATTATTTTTGTACCAAGTACCACAGAAAGTTCCATTAGCTTGTTTTTCAAAAACAAGGTCAGTCTTTTCAGCAGAAACGGTTGAGGCGGCGAGGAGGGTGAAAGCAGAAGCGAGAGCGAGAAGTGATGTTTTCATTTCTTTTCCTTAGAAATATTAGTGTTTACGATAGCATCCGTTGCTATCACTAATACTTATAAGGGTGTTACCTCCAGTAACACAAAATTCATAATAAATTCATATTACTGTAACATAGGCAAAAAAAGGGGCACCGAAGTGCCCCTATAAAATGGTGAGTAGACCTCACTCTTATTTTTATACCAATCTTAGGTCAAGATGTTCTTGACTGCAAAGATGCGGTAGTACTGGTTGGTCTTAACCGTAGCGAGACCGTCAGAAGGAGGAGATCCAACAAACGGGTTAGACGCCATACCGTAACGAGTCTTAAACCCGATGCGCGGCTGGAAGTCATCCTCACCAACTGCCTTGACCATTTGCAGAGGGACGTAAGGGCAGTAGAATACACCACTGTCATACGGATTTTGTCCCTTGTAACCAACAGTGATGTAGTCGGTTCCAGCATAGGGGTCGATGTACACACGGATGCGTCCGTTCAGTACACCAGCGAAGGTGTTACCAGTGTCATCCACTTGCAGGTTGTTGCTGATTGCAGGAGAGTAGTCCAAAGAACCGGCAGCAGCCAAAGCAGTAGCAACGTCAGAAGAACAGATAACTACGTTACCCTTTCCACGACGAGTTTCTTTAGCAATGACGTTTGCTTCGCGGTCGATCTGTACAGTCAGACCCTTGAACTTCTCAGCAGACCAACGACCATCAGCGTCCGTAGACAGGTTGAAGATACCGTTGCTAGTCACGTTGGACTGTTGTGCACCAGTCTTCGCCTGGCTGTTTACGGTACGGATAACTTCGCGGTTGATCTCAGCAAGGATTTCCGTGCTAAGAATGTTTGCGAGTTCCGTCTCAGCGTCCAGACCGTGGATTGCCTTGAGGTCTTGTGCCAGTTCCAGCGTGTATTCCGCCTTCAGTGCACGGCTCTTAGCAGTAACCGTTTGACGCTCAATGGTGAATCCCATCTCATTGAAGGAAGAACCACCAGTGCGACCCAATGCTTCAGCATCGGCCGTAGGCATACCGCCTGCAGCAAGTGCGGTCAAACGTGCACCTTCGGAATCGATGCCATCGCTGTCATCGTTGAAACCAGAAGGATTGTCACTGTCATGAGTACCACCAGAGTCACCAGAGAACTGGGTTTCTGCTTCGTTGAACAGTGCTTCACGGTTAGAAGTAGAACCACCTTGGTAGCGCGACTTCATTGCGAAGATAAGACCCGTAGGGCCGTTCATGGGTTGTACACCACAGATGTCGTATGCGATGAGGTTAGGCATAGCACGACGAACCAGTGAGATCAACACGGGGTCAAAGTTGTTTACAGAACCCGTTGCGTTAGCAGGAGCTGCAGCGTTTTCAGACAGGAAACCAGCAGAAGCAGCACGCTCTTCAGCGATTGCTTTCTCTTGGTTCTCCAAGATTGCAGCGGTGACTGCACGGCGGTGGGGATCTTTGATCTCACCAGCAGAGGCTTCGTCAAGGACGGGAGCCCATTTTTCGATTAGACTATCGTAAGATTGCATTGTTATTCCTTATTTTGCAGTTTTACGGATGGTTGCCAAGTAGGATTCCATGACAGAGGATACTTCGACTTCTTGGTCAGCATCTTCCATTACTTGTTCTACTTCTTCACCATCAGTGATTTCTTTAGTGAAGTATGACTCTTTGATCGTCTTGACCTTGGATGCGAAAGAATCTTCGTCATCAAAGTCAACACTCTCTACGAGCGACTTCAGTTTTTCAACTTGAGTTTCTGCAAGGTCACGTGACGCTTCACGAATGATCGTGTCACGCTTGTATACTTCCAGTTCCTCGGTAGTATCAATAACTTTCTGAGTAGTTTCGTTGAGTCGTGTTTCCAACTCTTCTACTGACTCAGCCAGTTCGTCAACTAGGTCTACCTTGGATTCAGGTACTTCAATGTAAGACTCTACGAACAGATCTTTCATCTTGTCCATGAAGGTCTCAGCAATCTCGGTACGAAGACCGTTTTGGATTGCAATTTGGTTCTCTTCCATCCAAGTTTCAACTACATAGTTTAGGTAGCTGTCTACTTTTTCTACAAGTTCTGACTTAGTAGAAGAAATTTCTTCTGCCAACTCTTCCTTGTACTGTGCTTCGATACGGTCTACTTCTTCAGACAGTTTCGACTTCACAGCTGCTTCAAAGATTACTGCGGTTTTTGCTTTGAACTCATCACTGAGTGTAGCTTCAGACTCGACTAATGCATCCAGTTCAGCAGAGGTATCAATCTGTGCTTCCACGATTGCGTCCTCTGCTTCTTCAACTTCTTCACCCATCATTTTACCGTATGCCGCTTGAAGGTCATTCTTCTTCATAGAATGTAACTTCATGCTCATAGCATTAATCATACCCGCTTTCGTTTTTGGAGCAGGAGCTTGTTTTGTGGCATCAGACGCTTTGTCCACGGTTGCTTGTGACTCATCTTCGTCAGTCGCATTCGGGTCTTGCGCCTTTGCCTCTTCGAGAGTTTCTTCCACGATTTCGTCTGTTACTTCATCGTGGAGCTCGACCTCTAGATTTTCTTCTTCAGTCATTTTAGACTCCTTACGTTCTAGACTTTAGTAACGAGAGGAAATTCTTAAACTCTCGAACACTTGTCTCATACAAGACAGGCTTCGGAGCAGTTTTAATTTCAGTCTCCATTTCTTCAATTACCTGAGGCGTCAAAACACCGTTATTCCAGACCCAGTCTACACCTTCCATTATACCATTAACAAATGCTTCAGGTGCGCTGGGGTCTTGTACAATGTCAATTGTACTAAGAATAAAATCGTCTTTAACGACCATTGCGCCGTTTCGTTGCTCAAGGCTACCCATACCACGAGTTGACACGCCTAGTTGGACACCACCATCAAGGAGACCTTTTACAATCTTACCCATCGGAGTTTCCAATATTTGTGCCTTTCCGACCACATCATTTCCCTCAAACTTGAGGTCTGTGATGAGATGCGAAACTTTATCCAAGTTAACAGTCGGGCCTTCGGGGTGGTTTAATTCACCCACAGCACGTTTCTTGCTAACCTGTTCGGTCACGTACTTACCTACTGCCTTCTCCATGATGGCCTTGGGGTAAACACGCCCGTTACGATTCTTTTTGTCTGCCTGTGCGAAAACGCCTTCGATGACGTAGTTCTTCTCGCCATTCTCTTTCTTCTCTACGATACATTGTAGAGTGTCGTTCTCGGTAAACTCAGTAATAAGTTTCATTAAGTTAGTTCCTGTATTACCTTCATAGCAGACCGTTCTGCATCCTTCTGTGTCTTGAAAGCGTCCAACTTGTCGCCGTCAATATATACCACAAAAGGCAAAGATCCCTTGTCCTTCACAATAAGGACTGGGATACGTTTTACTTTCTTATCAAAGACAACCTCACCCTTGGGTGTCTTGCCCTTGACTTCTACCATGATGTCTTTGAAAGATTTCATAGTATTATTTATAAGAATAAAGTTCTTGACAATTCATGTTTTTTATGATAAAATAAGCTTTGCGGTCAGGGAGGGTTAAATACTAATCCTCTTCAACCTCATCTTCGTCCTCGACTTCATCCTCAGTTTCATCGAATTCATACTCAATTTCATCTTCATCACCATCCTCAATGTCATCATCCTGACCGTTGAAGATTGCCTGTGCTGTTGCAATGCGTTGTGCTTCTAGTGCATCAGCCATCTTGTCTTGAATAATACTGTGAAATGATCCCTCTGCCTTGTTCAAGTCTCCAGCACTGATCTGATCAATCATCTGTTCGACAGCAGAAATCTCAACTTCCTGTTCCAACTCTTCTACTTCACTCATTA